TTACAAAAAATAACTTTGAAGCAATTAATAAATTAATAGCGTAATCAGACCGGCTTGGAGCTCGAACTTACTTGAAGAAGTAAGACATGACATCGACCATCATGTTTTAAGAAGAATTTGAATGGTTTCTTCGCCATCGTGTATTATTTTGATATGGGAATCATCTGAATAATACATCAGGTTTTGTGAGGTTTACTCCTCTATTATGCAGTGGCAGGATAACTACCATAAGCATAAAGGACAGGCACATTTAAGAAAAAGATTAATGAGAAATCTGTTCCTGCAGAAACATACATATCCTGTGTAAATTGCAAATCAGTGGAAGCGCCTCCAATGAAATCAACAGTAGCCATAGTCATTATACTATCTGTATTGGTTCCATCAGTAGCAGATCCAACTGTTCTTGCAGTAACACTATTGGTGTGAAATTTGAAACGACTATACATAGGTGCAGATATAATTGTTCCAGCTAAATTTTTCTGTGATATCAGACTTGAACCTGACATACCCACACCATATGCATCCGTGTTTGCAAATTCACGTTGATAATCTTTAGTGCCAGTTACAGCACTATGTTGTCGTACAAGATTATCAGTTGTGTTTGAATGTGCTTTATCAGAGCGAGTAACTTCTAAGGCTAACACATCAGTTGGAGTGTATGGATGCACAATATAATTATAAGAACCACGGTTACCCACAAAACACATAGAAAACCACGTTACATAACTCCATGGAACATAATTGTAATCCTCAGCTACTGCACTCGTTAAACCAACTGCAACATTCAAACCTGTTTGATCATAACCGGGATATATAGGATGTCTACCCAAAATCGAATAAAAACAACATCGTGTATCCAAAGTTAATACTTGATCTCGCACAAGTCTTAAATATCTACTTTTACGACGCATTAGTGTACGCAAAGAATGCACAGCTTCACCCATATAAACTAAATTTATATTCTTATCAGCTATAGATGGTCCAACACCTAACTGATATCTTGAGTTTTCATCATCGTATGTACAATCCCCTTGTACTACATAAGGACTATATGTAGATGGTATGTCTCTTGGACCTGCAAATTCTAGATTATCAGAACCTCTTACGAAAGTCAATATATTTATATCAGCTGATGTTACAGGACTCGATTGTTGATTCAAAACTCTCATTGTAATGATACCATTGTAATATGTATTTACACCAGCTACACTTGTGCTTGCAGAATTGCACTGTGTGGAATTCGTTAATTCACATTCAAGATAACTGGTCAATTGAGTGTAAGGAACAACAAACTCTACATCATTCTCCTCAGTGATATCAATCACACGGGTGTACGTTTCTGTTGTATAATCACCAATTGTACCTATATCTCCAGTTGGAGTCCAATTGATTTGTACTCGTCCCCTATGGTATTTAGAACATATAAATTTGAAGCGGAAGATTATATCACCGCGCCAATACTTAAAACATCGAGATACATGAGCCATAGGTGTAGAATAAACAACCGTCGCATTAGTTATTGCTTCTGAACGAACCAAACTAGGCCCGACTCTGCAATAAAACAAACCTATATTGGTAGCATCTGTGGCTGACCAAGTAGAATTGAATAAATAAGATTCCCTCTGAACAAATGAACTAACAATCAATTCATCTTCCACATTAGCTCCAGCTATCTTAGGATCAATTGATAACTCATTTTTCGAATCTAAAGTCAATTTTTCAATAGGTACACCTATATCGGTAGCTGCTATATTTGGAAAAGCTTTAGGCTGAAAAGCGTGTACATCATCAATGACTGGTACATCCGTATATCCAAATAAAGAAGCTATATCTGCTACAGCCCCAGCAGCATAAGATGTAGCAGTGGCAAATTCACCTATAATAGGTAGTTTACTCAACTTTCCAGCTGCACGAGCAATAGCTGAAGCTGGTCGAGATACCATACCACCATGAGAATATTCGTCTTTACCTTGTACAGCCAATGTAACAGTTGGACCAGCAACCTCAACATCTTCTGCCCATGCATATACATGAAAATTGATTGTGTCTGCAACAACTCCATTGGCATTTTTCAATGCATCAAAACTATTCAAATAGATTTTACCCATATTTGTTAAATCTGAAGCACTTGTTGCATTCAACCAATTTTTATAATATAAAAAAGGTAAGACCATTTCACCCCCCTGACTATTTTGGGGATACAAATATATATGTGGTCTTTGGGAAAATGGCATATTCTCTAATCTGTCTGCAGCAGATATGACTACAGGAGCAGGATTAAAATCTGTTAATGGTTGATATGAAGCTAAAACACAACCATAGAAAAATGGTGATGCATTCACAACAAATTTTAAGTGCAGATTACAACGAACCATATAATAATTGTCCAATTTCTTCTTAATTGATGTTTTATTGAAAAAGGCATGCCATGGTGAAAAATTATCAGAAGCTGCATCAACAGTATTACCTATTGACCAACTTTTACCATAAATTTTAACAGGACGTTTAAGAAAATTACCTAATTCAATGTTCTGCGAGGAATCAACATTTAAATAATTCATTGGATGAGGGATCTCTGATATAACATTATTCTTTGCATCATTAAATCCCACATTTTGTTCAGTTGTAGCATCTGCAGCACTAGATGCGTCGGTATCAAGACCAACATCACCTTGTACTACTAGGTGAACGTATTGTAGAGGTTCATAAATATAGCTGTTAAGGCCGCTATCGCCTGTAGAGTTTTCACATGGGACTCCACAAAATCCCGACAAATAATTAGACATTTGTAAATTTTTATTTTTATTTTGTATTTTGACATTCAACATAAATTTTAGACCAACTGTCCTGTACCTTTACCACTTTCGTGATCTTACAGTCATAAGATCCACACTCCATTTTCCCACTACGATAATTGTGAGAACGCATTAAACGGAGCTTCCGTACAGACACAAGCGCTACGCTTGTGGGTTAGACAATTCTTTTTTACTACACAAAGAGGACGTTACTTTATATATTTATACAGACATGAATTGAACAAATAGTCTGTCCTTCGATTTACACTCCCACAGGGAAGTATACTTCAAAAGAATCACAATGACGTGAGCTTCTTTTGAAATTTTCACACAATTCATCAAAGGTCGGAAATGTGCTATCCTCAACCCAAAGATCCCAACGTAGATCTTTGATGAGTTTCTTGAACATTAATGATTTCTCTTCAAATATTTCTCTACCATAAAAGAAATATTCTCGGAGTGCAGTGGAGATAACAGATATACCTTGTGCTTCTTCAGTTACAGATTTAGATCTGTTCCACACCATTAACATCTTTTCTATCGAATTATGATCTAAAGGTGCAACCATGCACCCTAGACTTTCTTCAAATCTCCATGTTCTTTTCAAAAAAGAAGCATCTTTTATATTAATAAAAGGAACACTTTTAGCTTCTTTATCTGCCATAGTATAACCTATACCTAAACTAGCAAAAGTTTCGGCTATAGCAGTATGATTAAACCAACTCGCTCTAGGTTTAACCGACATTATATTGTCATCACCATAAGTCATAAGACTAACATCCTCTTTAAAATCGATCAAACTATGATCAGGATGTTTTAAATAGTACACATATCTCACACGTAAACTATTGACAATACCATTCAATATTACTGTTAATGGATTACCAGATGGATTTGAACCATACAATTGCACCAGATCACCGTTGTAATCAACCAATGCAAACGCTGTATCTTCAGCTATACAACGTATTATTTGTATATCTTCATCTGTATAATTGCCTGATATTTTACAGAAAAATATGATAATATCGAAAGCTGTCAAAATCTCTTTTGGGGTCATTTTCTTATCAAACATTTCATAATCACCAGCAACAATATTATCCTCACCATTTTTTGTGATATAATCATACATTTCCTGCCATTCTACTGATTGAGCTATTGTGCCTGGAGCAGCCTCAAAAGCTAAACGTTCGTTTTGTAACAAACGTGTAAATGACAATAAATATTTTCTTACTACTATAGTCCAATCAAATGGAGCACCGGTAAAAACTCGTGTCTTTCCTACACTAGCTTTTTTAAATGAAACTGGTTCATCTTTGAGATGAGCACAAAAATTTGGATGTGCTTGTTCATTTGATTTGTATTTGTTAATAATCTCATCAACTCTATCCATGATTTCATCATTAACTTTTACAGGATCCAACATACCATGGACTGGTGGTATTGTTTCCATAAAAAACTTCTTACTCATTTTCCATGGATTACCAGCACTTGTGTTACGATTTATTTTATCAATATAAGCAACTTGTGCTCCATTTATAGCAGTAAAATCATCAAGTACATGTAACATGGATGAAATTTTAGTTTCATCAATATTTTTTAATACATCTTGAATGTAGCCTTGTGCACACAATTCTAAAATTCCTGTATCAAGTGTATTTATTGGTTTCACAAGGTCTTTAGCTGCTATATGCCAGGGTGCCCAAGATTTCATTTCAGGTTTCGTAAATTTAGTTTCATAACCTTGCTTCTTGAGGAAATTATTCATAGGTGTGTTTACCACACTTGAACCACTTTT